CTAGGCGGATGAAATCGTATTGCTATACGATCGCCTCAACGTTTGACGCACTCTCTGGGTATAACCCTAGGAAGAGCGGTACGTTGTGCTCAGCAAGTCCCTGAAGTCGGTCCACCCACTTACGGCGTCGCACACGTGCGAAGCTCGGTGAGGTGACCCGACTGACGAACAAGCAACCCTCAGATTGTCTTTCGACAACCTGAAACAGCCAAAGGAGTAAACCACCTACATGATGTAGGGATCTATCTTCAACTGGGTACACGAGCTCGCTCCTAGGAGCATGGCCCGTGACCAATGACGTCCGACTGGTTAGGTCGGAACCACCCCAGAGAGACTCTGGGACGTACTCAAAATATAACCGAAGGAAATCCTCATAACGAGGATCGACGACGCCTATATCCCGGCTACACCAATTGGTGAGCTGGTTGAGTGTCAAGATTAGGTCGCTTATGGTCTTAAACGGCCCTTTTATATAAAAGGGATTTATGTTTAAACCATGGTGCCAATGTGCCCCACAACTTTCACGGAAAGGACCTTCCCAGAATGACTTATCTGGGTTAGTCTTAAATCCGCAAAAGTCGAGGGCTGACACCAAATCGTCGTACATCCCTGAAGGGGCGATGATATCATCGCCGTAGACAGAGATGGAACCCTTCCACTCGCCGAAGTAAGCAGTGGCTCTAGCTATCGCGTAAAAGAGCAAGCTCTCTAACTCGAAAGTAAAACCATTGCCCATCGACGAAAACATTTCGTTACAATGAGAAACGCCATCTATCTCAGTATATCGAGATCTGACTAGATCTAAATAATAGAACCAGTCAAACGGCATTACTCTACGGACAAGTTCCGTAGTAACGGAATCACTAGCACTGGAGAGGTCTAAGGTCATTAATGACCCGTCGACAGAACCGATGCGAGCTAGTTCCTTATTACGATTTTGGTCGTTAAGATTAATACCCGTCTTCTTCAAGAGGGTACGAATCTGATTCCCAAAACCTTTTTGGAGGAACATGTTTAAATCGGGCTCCTTTGCGGCGCACCGATCAATGTCAGAGTTCTTTGGAACTGTGAACATAACGTTACCTTCGACGATACGAGGATCCAATCCCGTATCACCAATATGGTCTGCCCACCTGGTTTGACGATTCACATCGTTAAACAAGGATAATGCAGGTCTAGTAACGTCCGCTTGGTCGAGGAACTTCACAGCTGGATGGCTGTGCCGCCGACCCTTGCTGGTAGAGGCACCACCACTGAATCCGCCATTGGCGATATCAATGGATGGTGTCCAGGGAAGAATCCCTGAAACTATCAGCTCAACCTTATCAAGGAACTTCTTGGCAGAAATTCCAGGGAGAACCATAACAGAGGGAGATTGACCCCAAGAAATAAATCTTGAGTTAGTCAGCTTGTTACGATCCTCGGTTGAAAGCCATTTCGCAATGGCCTTCGAACGACGGTCTAGAGCACTTTTGCTATCTGCTTCTACGAACTTTGATAAGAACGTATCACGCAGATACAAGGCAGTACCGGATCCATCCTGAGTCAGGATAGATTCTAATCCGCTTGCAAAAGACTCTGTCAGGCTTCTCGGCAGGATAGTATCCGCCGTTTTCGGTAGGGTACGATTCCGTGACATTAGGGTTATCCTTAATTGTCGGTTCAGAGTGTATGGAATATGTATCTCCATACACTGCCAGTTGAATGGCATAGAAGGCGATGACGACGATCCACACATAAATCAGAACCCAAAAGGAACTGAAAGAAATGTGAAATCGGCGATCAATGAAAGCCGACCACAGAAACGAAACGCCCTTAAGGAAGGACGTAAGTTTCATAGGTCAGCCCCAAACGCCTTCGAGATCCACGACGGTCGAATTGACCAGCGTCTTGGCAGTCGCAAGCGAACTGTCAAGCATGCCGACCAGATCTTTTCGCTCCTGGGTAGTGGACTTCTCGTCAAACGAGAATTCCAGATTCCCATAGGCGATACGGACCACAACGGGGGTTGAAATCCCGTTGATGATCTGCGTCTGGACGACAGGGATCTCCAACTTCAGCGTAGCCTTATAACGACCATTGGTCGTTTTACGGTTGCTGATGCTGAACTTGGAATCGCCGACCTTCAGGCCCGACGATTCGACCACCATTCCTACGCCAGCCGTCAGATTTGACGGCAGAAACGTATGGTTGACGGGGGTAGCTGCACGATCCGTGAGGACGATGCTTTGAAGAGCAGGCATTAGCCTCTCCTTAGAGTTGCGAGCAACGCGATTGCGTTTGCTACGTGGATTGTGGAAAACGGCGATTTAAACCAGACATCTGGCCAAGGGAGAGAGGACATCTTAGTCCTCTGATACCCAGAAGTCAAGCGTTCTGATTTACAAGAGCTCCCGCCCATGGATTCGAATCCGAATCCAGGTGTTTGGGGTTCCGACAGTTGTGAGATTGTTTCTATCTTACAGCCGTAATAGCCGTCGACGAAAGTTAGCCCAACACGTGCGGATAACGCTTCAAGGTAAGAACTGACTGGGATTAACCAGTCAACGACGAAGGAGAAGGGAATTACTTCCCAAGCAACTTCGGCGGGGTTTATTAAACCCAACCTGTTGAAGATCGTTATATCCTCGCTAGAAATCCGATACCACATCTTACCGTAAAAGGTAGCTGAGGTTCGAGCATAGCGATGAGTGAAAGTACCACTAGGATCGTCGATAGTCTGATCGATCGAAGTAGAAATCTTTCTACGCACACTCAGAAGCTGTGGTTTGATATTCAAACCATTCTTCAGCGTCTGGTAGAGGTCGTAAATGTCCTGAATCAGAGGCCGCCATCCGTAGATGTACTCAAGCCAATGTTGCGACAAATTCCTTCCAGAAGGAAGGTGTAGTCGCGGATGTCTCAACAAGCTAGCAACTTTACCCCAGGACCCATGACGGGCCGCGTGGTAAGCAGCAGCTAAAGTTTTGACAGCTTCAGCTAACATTCTCACTGTTTCTTTGCCTTCAGCAAGGGCATTTCCAAGATTGACCTTACGGTCACCAGCTTTCTGAAGAAGCCCGGTATCAATCCGAGCCTTCATGGAACTGGACATCGTGGGAACGCCCCAGCTGTCGACAACGAAATCGGAGGAACTTACAGCCAACAAATGTTGCTGGCTCGGGTTCCATACCCCGCTGGGAGCCCAAACGCCCGAACCGACTAAGGTTTGGCCGTCTGACTTTCTCAGAAAACGGGAGAATCCAGTATCATAATTGATAATGGATGCCGATCTAGTATATGCACGGGTAGGAGCCCAAGGGTGACCATCAGAGATGATCACACGAGGACCTCCAGAACCGAACTTACTAGCAGTCTCAAGGGACACTGCAGAAGTGTTCCACTCTGCATGCCCTATATTGCTGCCACTCGAATTAAAATTGTCCCAAACGCTCCGGAACACCTTAGAAGGTGAGGCGTAAAGCGAATTAATGGGACAACCAACGAATGGCATGAGGACGACTCCTATATTGGGGTTTTCCAAAAAGTCCAGCCTTGTGCTGAGCCTTCTAGATTACATGATAGAGGACCCCTTTAGACGGGGTAGAGAACAGCTTTGAGGCTGAACTCATAAGAGGAACTTAAATCCTCTGTCCACTACCACTAGAAGGACCCAGACCGCTTACGCGGTC